AGGCATAATCCAGCTTTTCCATCTGGAACACGCCGGAGCGGTTTGTGCAAATAAACAGCGTGTCACTTCCAACGGTTGGAATCACGCATCCGGAAACGACCGTGGCGCCAGACAGCGGATGGTTTGCCCATCCGGCAATGTTCATCTCCTTGTCGTAGGTGAACGAAATCAGCGTGTCGTCTTCCGTGCCTGCCCAAATCACCGGAAACGGATTCTTCTGCACGCTCAACCACCGGAAGCCGCTCCCGGCAATATCCGGGCAGGAGATCGTCATATTCATGCCCGCATAACCCCATTTTGCGTCACTGAACGACATGCTCCGCAGCGTCTTTTTATCGCTTTGCACAAAAATAATATCCTCACCAATCAGCAACGCCTGAGTCGGTGCCGAGCTGTAGGAGTTTTGCACCGCAATTTTGGGAGGGTTCACCCCGCTGATAATCTTGTCCGAGTCGCGCGATCCGGCGGAATACTCGTTAAAGTCCGTACCGAATAACAGTTCCCCCTTGCTCGCCAGCCAACAAAGCCGCGTCGCACGGTCTGCATTCGCCTGAATCGCCAGCGGAGAGGTTTCCAACACCCCGTCAGCAAACCACGTCCAGTTGTTGACCGCCGAACCCCACACCATAAACGGTTGAAGACGTGACCCGCCCAGCATCAGCCGTTCGTCATGGATAGCCACCACACCCGGATACCCGTTCGTTTCACTGAAAGCACCCAGCTTCCAATTCTTGGTCTGGAAAAGAGCCGTTAGCGCGGTTTCGGGTGTAACCGTCACCGTTCGCGCATCAGTATACGCCGTGATCGTGCCGATAAACGGAGTTCCTGATGGAAATTCCAACTGCCATTTGCAGTTGGTTCCGTTCGTCACTACCTCATACGTCTTCATATAAACGCGCAGCAAGGCCAACGGTTCTTCGATATCGCGCGTAATTTCACCGTTATGGTTTCCGCCTCCGCCATTCACCACGCCGATCGTTTCCCACGTCACCCCTCCGTCCACACTCTTCTGTAGAGCGCAAATACCACCCCACACGCCGCCCTCAGTACGCAGCGTGACTGCCCCGTTGCAGTACGCCACCGGATCGGAGGACTCGCCCGCTGCATCAAAAACCCCATCATACGTCTGCGCGATGTTGACTGCGCAGAAAACTTTTTGCCCAATGTTGTCAGCAGTAAACAAATCGTCGCTGCTTTTTAGAGTGATGCTCCCCACGGAGGCCGTCCTGCGCCAGTGCGCCGTCTCAATTGCCGGAGCAACCGGTAGAGCATTGCCAACATTCCCGGCAGAGAGTGAAACAAAGAACTGATCTCCGCCGTTTTTTCCGACCTTCTCACCACTGAATGACGATGGAAGCGGATAGTCATTATACCAAGTGCTGTAATATGCATACCAGTAGCGCCCGGTGTTTATGGTTACGGTAGTAGCCGAAACCGCGACAACCGTATACGTCCCATTTAGCTGTGCAGATGCACCCCCGAAGCCAGAAAGAGTTACAACATCAGAGGTTGTAATCGTGTGAGAACCGACGGTTATGTTAAGAAGATAATAAGTAACATTTCTCCATGTGTACCAATAAACATATGCCGCAGCAGTAATTGATGCATTACTAGCTCCAGAATGCACAATATCCCCCACCGCATACGTTGTCCCTGCCGCATAAGCCGCCTTCTCAACCGATAGCGTCGTTTCATCCGCATTCCACGGCAACCACGGCCCGCCCTCCATCTCCGCGTCTTCCAGCGTCCATTCGGTGTCACCGTTGCGAACCAGTTTCGCCAGCGGATAGCCGTTGTGTGCGATGTACATCACGTCATTAAGCTGCTTCACCGCCAACTCGTTAAAGTTCAGCGCCGCATAATCGCAGTCCACCGCGTCCTTCAGCGTGCCGGCCAGATCAAATATCTCAAACCGGCTCCATGAGTCATGACCGGCAGCCGCATAGCTGATGAGCGCCACGATATACTGTGCCTCCCGATCATACACAAAGTCAAAATACCGCATAGCGGACGGCTGATAAACCACGGCATCAACCGTTACCGAACCATGCTCCAGAAGTTTTTCGCTGGGCGGCCTGCGGATCATCCCGCCGTAGGGCGTTGGCAAAAAACTATCCTGCACCAGATTGCCCTTATGATAATGCTCCATGTCGGACCGGTAGTGCAGATCCGCACCCAGCACCCCGCCGCTAAGATTATGACGGAACACTCTCACTATGCCGCCTCGTAACTGATGCTAAAACTGATTCGGTCTGTGTTTGCCAATGCAAAGTTCGGATTCTGACCAATCGCTGTTGATGTCGCCTGCTGTGCATAAATTTTCACAGATGTTGCGGATTCCGGTATTACGACGCCCGGATAATTTGACGTACCGGCATCAACAATGAGTCCAGAACCAATGGCAATCTCACTGGCATAAAACGCCATTGCAGGAAGTCCTGAAATTACAATGGCATTGGCTCCTGTTCCGGTGCCCGTTACGGTACACGAAAGCCGAGCGTGAATCTGATTGCCGATTTTCACATACTTCGCGTAATTAACCGTTTTTCCAATATTAGTTGAGCCTCCCTGTGAAACAGTCGGCGTCCAAACAGTGAACGCCCCAACAGTTCCAAGCGCCTCATAACTCTCCGCATGATTATGACCAAGAAGTGAATACCGCGCGTCATGCAGATGATCGATCAGTGCATAAACCCCCGTGTGCAGATGATCTATCAGTGCATAAACCCCCGTGTGCAGATGATCGATCAGTGCATAAACCCCCGTGTGCAGATGATCGATTGAGCTGTAATCCACATCATGATTATGCCCCGGAGCAATCACCCCTATAACCCGGTTAAACGCACCGGCAAGCGCACCCCCAACTCCGCCGCGCGTCCGGCTGTACCGGCCCCGCGCAATGCGTGGACGCGGATTCTCTGTGTCAAAGCTCCCCACCATTTTTGCGCGCGGGAAAACCACCTTCTCATACTCTTCAAGCAGGCTGTTGTACTTCTGCGCGTTCTCCGTCAGCGGCATACAGATTTCCAGCGCCAGCCGGAAATACACGCACTTGACCATCAGCCCGCTCCATTCCTCTGGATACTCCGAATAGCGGATGTACCGAAATGGGAAGTTTTTGGCCACGGCCGTGAATAAATAGCCGTTTTCTATCACATAGTCCTGATCCCGGTTGCTCGCCGGCCGCAGATAATCACTCGGCAGCGTGTACTGGTAGGTATCATCATTCTCAGCGATCGGGCTCTCCAGCTCCACCGATTTGGTCACTTCCGACCAGCGAAACTCACTCTGCACTTCGCGGATCACCTGGCTTATAAACAGCCGAACCACATCCGCATGATTGCCGGTATCCGTTTCGAGGTTTGTCAGGCGCTTATTTTCGCCAACTTTCCCCAAAGCCAAGTTAGCCACCTGCTCCAGCGTATCAACAAAACTCGCGTGTACCGGCATAATCGACCTCTTTAGTAAAAAGGCGGAACGGACTTACCCGCTCCGCCTTGGTTTCATCACATGCGAAACGCTCAAGGCAACTTAAACACAACCCGATAAAACACGTTTGTGCTCGCCGTTCCACCGGCGCCGGTAAGCGGCAGAACATCGCCGCGATTCATGATAACCGTGCCCGCTGAATTGGTATTCAGAGGGTCGTTCAGTACCACCGTGGCTTCCGCTCCGCCAACCGTCGAAAACGAGCCGATCCGGTAGGTTTTGCCATAATCAGCCGCATTCGTAGCAACCGAAGGCGTAAAACCGATTGTTACCGCGTTCGTGGTCGTTCCGTTCAGGTCCGTGTAGATCGCCACCGGAATGGCTACCGCCGCGAAGCTTTGCGTAATGGTTGCCACGTTATTCGTTCCGGGAGCAACGCCCACCGTAACATACTTCTCAGCCTGCACACCCAGCGCCAATCCCGCGAGCACCGCCATAATAATCACTGCTTTTTTCATCTCAATTCCTTTCGTTTTTATTCCAAACAATGGAAGCCCCGGCCTTACGACCGGGGCCGTCCGTTATTGCGCCGCGGCGACGATATCGCCAACGACTACACCGAGGTCGTCGATGCGCTTGAAGTCTTCTTTTTCGCGCATGTAAACCAACTGCGTATCACGCAGCAACCCTTGAGTAGAGGTCGAGGTCTTGAACCCGCTGTACATGACCCGTTTGATAGCCTGGGGAACCCATGCCACATAGGAGTCTTCCGCGCCTTCACCGGTGATGGAGGCCATCATAGATTTCGGCAGGACAATGAAGGTTACACCGTCGATGTCCGGGATCGTTCCCTGCATGAAATGCTCATAACTCCGCACGAAGTCGGTGTTATGAATCTGGCTGCGGCTGTTCTTGCGGAAATGCCGCGCCATCGTTGCGGAAATTGCGCAATAGATCGGGCTGCCCTTGGCATACCAGACATTGTCAAACTTTTCGCAGATCATGCTCGGCAGACTGTCGACATTAATATCCGCATACGTCATGTCATCCAGAGTTTGAGACGCCGGCAGAGAAACCGAGTGCAAAGTTTCATTGTCGCTGGATTTGCGGCTGACGGTTGCGGCCGTAGCACCGGCAAGGAACAGCTCATCGCGTTCTTTGAAGATTTTACGGATACCGACGTTAACCGTTGAACCCTTCGGATCGGCCAGATGCTGCCATTCTTCGTCTTCGTCAAACGAGTGCCCCCACTCAACCAGACGCGGAGCGGACCAGCTGACCATCTTCATTACATCGTTAAACGGAGTAATGGTCTTTTTGAAGTTGTCCCAGGTTTGGCTTTCAGCGGCCAGCTGCTGGTATTCCTTCACCGTGTCTTTAGCCGTCAGGGCTTTGCTGACCGCATCGTCGCTGTCCGCAGCACTGATCCCGTTAATCCAGACGCCTTTGCCGGAGCCCGCTTCTTCTTCGCACATGTGCGCGAGAATAGAGTGGGACGGATGTTCTCCCAGCAGGTCTTTTACGTTGGCCGTAAACTGCTCGAACATGTGAGTATCCTGCGACGCAAAACGCACCGCCGGAGCAAGCAACCAGCTCAGCAATGCCAAGACTGGATTTCCAATAAACATGATTTTCATCTTCTTCTCCTTCGTTTTTACATTTCAGTTAACAAACCGTGATTTCTCACCATTCGCTCACCGTGTTCCTCCGAAGAAGGGGGCTTGCTTGCGGTTGCGCCGCCACCCGCCGCGATCCACGCGGATGGAGGGGCTCAGCCCAAAGAAAAAGGGCGAGGTATTCCCTCGCCCCTATATACGCACCCAGTTTTACCCAGATTTATTTTTTCCGCAGCGCATCGCGTTTTTTATACAATTCCGATTCCTGCTTGATCAGCTTCTTCCGCTCCAGTGAGTTTTCGGTGCCCTTGATCTTTGTCCGCAGCTCGGTGATCTGCGTTTCAATAGCGTCCGCCGACTCCTTGCCACTTCCGCCCGGATGATCTTCACTGATGCTCCGCGCCACTTCGTCCATCATGACGCGGAAGTCCTTCCGCGCATCGATCCCGACCGACTTCATCACGGAAAAAAGTTCCGGATATTTTTCGCCAATGCGGTCAATCCCCGCCTGGCGATCCGCAAACTCGGCCCCCCATTCGGTTTTTAACTCGGCATCCGTGGATGCTCGCTGGGTTGCAATCACCGCCTGCGCATCAGCCATATCCTGCGAAACCTGATCCGCATAGATATCCATCACCGCCTGCGCATGCTTGTTGCTTAATCCGGCCTTATGAAACGCGCTGGTGATTGCCTTTTGCCGCGGCTCCGGAAGTCCGGAGTCCTTGAACATCGGGATTTCATATTTATCGGCGCTTTCCGGTGCCACCGGCAGATCGGGAAAATGCTTCATCACTTCGGCCTGAAACGCTGCTTTCTGTTCCGGTGTGGCATCTTTAGGTGGCAAAGGAATCCCCTTTGACGCGGCAAGCTGCCGGGCACTTTGCGCCCCCTTCACATAGTCACCAATGGTTTTATACTCCTTGTCCTTGTCGGTCAGGATAGCCGGATCAACCCCGGCCGACTCAAACCACGGCTTATCACCGCCGCCGGCTGGAGTCTTTGTCCGTCCACCATCGGGAGGAATTTCAATACTGCGAGATCCACCGTCACCATATCCTCCGCCGTCACCGCCGCCGGAGCCCCCGTCCCCGTCAGCGCCGTCACCGCCGCCGCCGTCACCGCCGCTGTCAATATACCGGACCATCGGAAGCAACGGGAAAAACAGCCAAAGAATTAATTTCAACATGCCTTAGCCTTTCGGATTCATTTTCTTGAAACGACGGGCAATGTAAGAGCTTTTTCTGGCCTGCTCTTTCAAGTCAGATGGAATCTGACCGAGTTCGTTGCGTCCGGCCTTAATCTTGCCGGCACGACGTTTGAGATAGTTCGATCCGCTAACGGCCGGTTCACCGAGTTCACCAGCAGGCTCATCCGTAGCAGGTGTTTTGAAACCTTCATCCGATTCAGGAGCCACGTCGCCGCGAGCTTCCAGCGCGTCGCAAATGGCGTTCAGAATATCAGCCTTTTTTCCAGACACGGGAACTACTAGATTTTCATCAGCTACAAAAGCGTCCAGCTCTTCGACTGTCACTTTTTTTACATCCACCTTGCCGCCCAGCAGCAGCGCGCTTGTAATTTTACTCACTTGTATCCTCCTTGCCCTCTACGGGCTTCCAGTTGATTTGTTCGATAACCCACACCATGAAATCATTCCGGGCAACATTCGCATCCTGCACCCGCTGATCCGTCGCAAACAGCGGCCCGTTCATCCCGGACTTGGAAACCATATCTTCAAGAACCTGCTTTCCATCCGACGTGCCGAACACCTTCCTAAACCGCGCCGCCCGCTTGCGCCGCTCCCCATCGGCCACTGCCCGCCGCGTTTTGCTTGGTTTAACCATTATATTGCCACCCCTTGAGCGCTTTCCATCGCCGCCACGCCGGCTTCAAGCGGACTGCCCTCTTCCGGTGCCCGCTGCGCATCAATCGGATGCACCATGCTTCCAAGCTGCCGTTGCTGAGCCGCCGACGCCTGCGCGTCCATATATTTTTTGATGTTGTCTTTGAACTGCTGCTCAGTAAACAACAGCTCCACATCCACGTTTTTTGCCGCAAAAATCTTTTTGATTGTTTCGTAGGTCTTAACAACAGCATCCAGCCAGGGATTCTGTTTAATGGCCGCGATCAACTCCGCCGCCTGCATAACCGCCTGCGCCAGACTGGAGATCTCCAGATCGGCCAACTGCACATCCAGACGGCTGGTGTACTGCACGGAGAACTCACTGCCACCCAGAGCTGCCGGAATTTCTTCACCAAGCAGGTCATATTCAAGAATGTCTTCCGCAACCAGTTCGTACAGCGGCGAAAAGAACCCATTCCCAAGCCGATTAATTACCGGGCTGATCGCCTGTATCCGTTCCGCGATCAGTTGAGAAACCTCAAACGCCGTCTTGGCGCTGTTTTTAATCTGCTCCAGCATCGTGAACAGATCCACGTAATGCAGCTTATTCACCTCATCCGTCAGCCAAGTGATGAAATCCGCACTCAGTTGCAGATTGCCGTTGCCGGTGTACGTGAAAATCTGCCCCTTGCTGGTGTCGCAGTAGTTCACCCCGAACGCTTCCAGCACCGCAGACTCTACCGCGTCCCTATCCGGCAGAAAAATTGGCGGAGCAATCCCCAGCTCAACCCCGTCCATGTGATCCGAAACAACCTTCATCAGCGTACGGGCCACCGGCAGAGCCTTCATGGCCGGAGACCGCCCGAACGGCTCCCCGTCGCGCACGTAAAAGCGTGGCACCAGATACCGCATCCGCTTTGTCCCGGACTCTTTCACCTTCGACCGGGTTGATTCTTCAACGTGGATGCTTTCATACGGCATGTTTTTGCTGTCCAGCCTCTTGCTGTTGCGTACTTTGCGCCGCCGTAAAACATGCACAAACTTGAATTTTTCTTCGTGCTTTTCGTTTTTGTAGGCCGTCTGAATCACCTGAGGAACTTCCTCCAGCCCGAACTCATCAACCGCCTCAACCGCCGTCAGTTCATATTCCCGATAAACCTCAATCAGCTCCGCGCGCGCATTACGCACCGGAAAAACCTTCGTGCTGGGATACACCAGAAACTCGTGCTGTGAAGTTTTCTCGTTAAAATCGACATAAAACACCCCTTCACCACGCACACCAAAGCCGGACAACATTTCGTTGTATGCTTCAGGAAATGGGCTTTGCTGAATCCTTCGGTGCGTCGCCTTGCTGAGCGCCGTATAAAACCGCGCCACCTCGGACTGCTTCATTTTCTTCTGGTCTTGATCGATGATGTTCCCGCGGCCCATGCTCATGGTGTTGGAAAACAGCCCGGACACCATCCGCTCCTGCGCCAGAATGCCCGTTGAAATGATCGGCTGAAGAACCTCCGAGCCTGCAGGCGCTTCAAGCAGATCCTCCAGTTCGGGATTAAACAGCCGGCAAGCCTCATCACACACGTTTTTATACGTTGCCCGCTGGCCTTTCAGCGTATCGCGCGTCCGGAGAATTTTCTCTGCAATCGTTTTTGCCATATTATTCATTCAGACCAGCCTAAAGCCTAAGGTCTAAAGCCTTTTTTTAGTCGCCCGTCCGTTTTTTCCGCATGTTAGCAAACTGCCCGCCGGCAATCGGATTAACCTGATAGGTAGTTTGCCGCCCATTTTGCTGTTGCAACCTGCGACGTTCTGCCTCACCGGCAGCCTGCACTTCGGCATTCTCCGGAGTAACCGGCGCCGCAGCCTTTTCAGGATCAGCAGATTTTTCTGGTTTTGGTTTTCCCATAAATATACCCTTTGTTGGTTTTCAGGCTATATACGCACCCGCCAACCCGAACCACCTCAACAAACCCCATCGATCGCGCCATTTTCTCGGCAACCTGATTGTTTCCCTCGCAGCAAACCTCCAGCAAATCCACCTCCTTGCTGTTCAAAATCATGTCTAGAGCTAGCTTGGACGAAGAAAACACAGTCTTTGGACGGTAATGAGCATGCGCCGCAAAATGAACCTGCACGCTCTTCCCGCATTCTCGCCAGTTCGTCAGGTAAATCACCGCCGGATATCGCCCATCGACCTCAATCACCACCGGACAAAACGCGATCGCGCGCGGAGCTTTGGGTTTCGGGTTTAAATAACTCATCCAGCCCGGAAGCGTCCTCAACCATTCAGGCAGATGTTTGATCGTACCGGCCTCAACCTGCTCCATAAACGCCTGCCGTAGCTCGTTCGCCGTCGGCTTCAAATGAATAAACACGCTTGAATTGTGCATTAGTATCTCCTCAATTTTTTAACCACCCGACTGCTCACCCGCCGCCCTGCATTCAACGCCCTCGGCTTCACGTTCCGCCGCGCCCAATACCTCAACCCGTCAATCAGATGGTTGAACTTATCCTCCGGCTCATCGGAAAACTTACCGTCCGGCTGCTTCTTCCAGGCATAGTTCTCAAACTCAGCCTGAAAATTATTGCTGTCGCGGTGGACGTAGATCGTGAATTGCTTCAGCAGACTGATCCCGTACTGGATGCTTCCAGCGCCCTTTTCGCACGCCTCGACGCGGAATCCGCTGGTTTCCAAGTCGGCCAGCTGCTCAGCCGCCGCCGCATCACCGATCATCAGCAGACCCGGAATAAACAGCCCGCACTCGATAGCCTCTCTCAACCGCAGTTCCAGCGACGGCTTATCCGGATTGCTCTGATTCACCGTGGTGATCAGCCCCGTCTCATACACCACTTCGCGCACATACAGCCGATCATTCAGCAGGAACGCCCGGCCCACGGCCGTAGGATCCTGAGAGAAACCGAAGTCCACGAAATGTCCGTCCCGCTGCGCCGCGTAGAGTTCCTTCGGCCACTGTTCATCCTCCAGCACCAGCCAGTTGTCAAAGATTGCCCCTTCGCGCCGGGCACGCTTCCCAAGCCCGTAAACTTCCCAGCTCCACTTATCCGCCGTGCCAGCTAGTATATTTTCAGGCGTTGGCCGCCAGCTCATGATATCTGCACGCGCCTCCGGACTGATGAAAGGATTGTCCCGGAACGTCGAATGGAAATAATCCACCCGATCCCCGCCCTGCTTCAGCACGCGCTCAAACACCCAATGCACCGAAATGCTGGGATTAAAGTCCATGATAATAAAATCGTTGGTTCGGGCATTAATCTGCCGGAACGCTTCGTAGGATATTTCCGTAACCTCGTTCAGCCACGCAATATCACGGCGCGGACCGTGCAGCTTGCCCGGCTTCTGACACCCGCGGAACCGCAGCATAGACCCGTTTTTAAACCGGTACTCCTTGCGCTGCTCATTCCAGCACTTATCATCCCACAGCCCAAACTGATCCGGCCCCATCACAAACCGGAAATCCTCAATCACCGAATCGTTACACGTCGCTTGATCGTGCCGGAAACAGTCCACCTTCACCTTGCGCTGAAGCAACTGATACGAAATCAAATATTGCAAAATTGAAATCGTTTTGGATGAACCAGACGAACCCTCCAGCACCGCATACCGCTTGCGCGTTGCCCGGTAATCAGAGCCTGATAAATTCCATCCACCGCGACGCTCCGCCGCCGACTTATTCAACCAGCTCGAATAGGCCGGAAACGTGCTATCCACCAGCCGCTGATAGTTCAGGGTTGCCGATATCTCACGCATCCGGCACCTCCGCACGTCTCACCACCATCATAAACCGGCCATCACCAGAACCCTCTTCGTCTTCGCCTGTCGCCATTTTTAACCGGTCAAGCGCCTCTTCAACACCGGCCAGCTGCTCCCCAATCCGGAACTTGCCCAGATACCACTTGAGCCCGTCCATCTCCAGTTTGAAGCGTACCGCCTCCATCTCACGAAACTCCAGCGCCGGAGTTGTCCGAATCTTGCGAATCAGCTCAACAAAATCATCTTCCAGCAGAGCCACCCGCACCCGGCACGCCAGCACAAACCCCTCCGCAAACTGACGCAAATCCGAATCAATACCCAGTGCACCCTTACGAACCCAACCCGACACCGTTTTGCGAGTAGGCAACCCGTCCTTTTCACAGGCATGAGTCAGACTATCGCCCCCCGCAATCGCATCCAAAACCAGCTCCGCAACCGGCCACGAAAACCCGTCCGGCCTTCCCGCTTTCTGCAATTCTTTCTTCGGGTTCTTTCGCGCTACAGCGCGACCATTCACCGCTTTGTTCGTCTGCTTTTTCTGTTTTTTCATCCGTCAGATTTGTCCGGTTTGTCAGTTGCGGTATAAGGACGCGCGCGCGTGCGCACACAATTCCGCGCACGCATGCGCGTAGCGGGGTAATAATTAGAACTTTCCGAGAATATCCTTCTCCTCGAAAAAGCTGTACAGCTTCACCCCGTCGCCGTTGTCAAACTTCAACGGCTTACCATCACTTGACCGACACACAACACAATCCCCCACCTTCACCGCCTTGACCTCCGGACCGACAGCCCGGACAACAATGTCACACGGAGCGCTCTCCTTGGCCGCTTCCGGAATAATCAGCTTAATCGCCTGCTCCTTCGGAACCGGCTCAACCATCACCGCCTTGCCATACAATTTGACACCCATAACCTACCCTTTCTCTTCCTGTTCTATTTTTTCCATCACCTGCCGGACGCTCTTGCCATGCTTCCGCGCTAAATAGCGCAGATCGCTTTGAAACACCAAAAACCGCGCCAGCTTCAACCGCTCCCTCAGAGGCTGCATCTGCATCCTCAAAAACACATTCAGCGCCAAATCATTCGCCTGCTTCACCCGGCGCTCACGCCGAAATATCTTCCGCTTCCCATTGTCCTTGCTCATACCGTTACCGCCTCCATGTTTTGTCCGTTCCTGTCCGCTGAAAAATCCATCCGGCCCTGCTCATTCCGTCCGGGCATCGCCGCGCAGCGTTTCGCCGCCACCTCGCACCACTTTTCGTTATGCTCAAACCCGACCGCCAGCCGCCCCATTGACTTGGCCGCCACCAGCGTGGTGCCCGTCCCGCAAAAACAATCCAGAACCGTCTCGCCATCCTGCGAGCCAAGACGAATCAGCCACTGCATCAAATCCAGCGGCTTTGTGGTGGGATGCCCAAACTTATTCCACTGCCGCATCGCCGGGCGCAGAAAATAGCGATGCTTATCATCCATCTCCCCGAATAGCCGCTTCGGCTGAAAGGCGTGAACCAAATACTCCGTATCCGGCAAATAATTCCCGTTGCACAGCGGAGCCGGATCAGGCTTCAGCCAGTTCAGCACCATCCTCCGTCCGCCCTGCGCCTTGCGTTTCTCCGCCATCACCAGCAGCAGCGAAAGCTGATCGAGCGAACAGAAACACATCCAGTTTGCAAACCGCTCCAGAATCGTCTCATCAAACCCGTTGTGAATCCCGTTGGCTTCGACCTGCGCCAGATAATCGCGCTGCTTCGCAATGCCGCTCCTGCGCGTCGAAATTTCATACGGAGGATCAATCAACAGCAGATCGCACTCAGGAAGATCTACCGCATAGCTGTCCGCGTGATAAATAATCACCAAATCATCCTGGTAATACGGCTTCATTGCGCCAGCTCCTCGCGCCGTTGCCGCGTCCGCTGCTGTCGGTTGAAATCCATCCCCGCCCAGCGCATCTGCTGCGTCAGCGCAGAATACGGATTCCGCTCCGGATCGATCTTCTGCCAATGCTTCATAAGCCGTACGCGAAACCCGCCCAGCACCTCATCCACCGCATACGCCCAGCCGCTGCATGAACGCTTCGCATACCAGCCGCGTCCGATCTCCTCCGCCAGCACCGCAAACCGCTCCGTCATCACCCCGGCCGCCAGCGACTTCTCCAACTCCGCCTTCAACTCAATTTTGCAAACCATCACGCTCTCCTTCCAGAAATATGGGCAGGGTTCATCCCTGCCCGCCGATACGGCCGCGCTCCGCTAGCCTTCTGCAGCTGGCTCATGAACAGAGCCGCCCACGAATGCGGCGGCTGACGGCGCGAAGCCCGCCGATCGATAAAATCCGCCACCAGACGGCTCAGGCACTCCCTCCACATCGCCGTGGCCTCCTTCGGCCCGAGACGCTTCGACATCGCCGCGTACTGCGAAAGCAAGGCATCCTGCGAAAGCGGAGGATCACTCGGAAACCCATGCCGCGGCGGAATAGAGTTCCATCCGGAGGTGCCACTCAGAAACCGCTCCGTCGCATGGATCGGGTCTTTCACCACAAACGCATCGCTCGGCTCAAACAGGCAATCCTCCGAACACTCCGGCGGCGGTATCGGACGTTCCTCCCGGCTAGGGGGAACGTGCCCCCCGCGAATGGCTGGCGGCAAAAAGCCGCCTCCCTCGCTTCGCTCGCGCTCCCCCCCCTCCAACAAGGGACGCGCACCCGCGCCCGCACCAACTGGAACCAATTGGATTCCCGTAAGGGAATCTTTATCTGGATCTTGGTCTTGGTCTGCGGGAAATTTCCCGGCAGGGACAATTTCTCCACCAGACCCAACCCGCGCAGAAACGGCACCAACCCCAACACCAGCGGGGGGGAGCGCGAGCGAAGCGAGCGCACTGGAGTCTCGCACGAGAAACCCTGAATCAAACAAAACCCGCAAAATGCGGATTCTGGTTTTCTCGTACTTCCCGGTGCGGGCATACAGAAAACCGTTCAATTCCGCCTCGGTCACCTTACGTCCGCCCAGCTCGGCAAACCACCCCGCCAGCGGACCGTGCAGCGCCTCGGCCTCTTCAACCAGCTCCTCGCTTGCCTTCATCTGGTGCCGCTCCACATCGCCGCTCGCCGGCGTCTCCTGATCTTCATGCCAATGCACCAGCTTAATAGCACCGGCATCAAATGCCCGCTTATCCAGCTGGCGGGCAGTCACCAGCAGACTCAGCATCCCCGAAATCTCCGCGTTGCGGGCACTCGAACCGTCCCCTATAAGGAATAGCAGCTCGTCGACCGACAGCTTCCCGCCGTCCGTACCGTACAGCACCCCTTTTTCATAACCCTCCAGCGTACTGCCCGCCATACACTCGATATGAGAAAGCAACCCCTTCGCCTCGAAAGGCAGCCGCATCCAGAACGGATCCCTCAATTTACGGTCATGCGCACACTTATGGTATCGCCGCCGATATCGACCATCATCATTCCGTCCGCTCATAAAAACGCCCTTATATAAGGAAAGCCCGTAATGGCAGGTTTCATACCTGCCAAGTTTGAAAAATCAGTCCGCTTCGTCCGTCCGCAACCGCTCCAAATTCCTCTTCTCCCGAACCTCGATCCCCGCCGCTTTCAGGCAATCCACCAGCCTCATCACCTTTTCAAACGTCGGCTCAGGCAAACCATGCCCCTTGGAATCCGCACCGATATTAATAAAGTCCGGCTTCGCCTCGATCAGCAGCCTGGCGAACTTCTCCAGATCAAAATCCATGATCGGCTCGATGGTCACAAATCGCTTAGATGTAAATCTTGGATCAAAACCGGCCAGCGCAGTAAGCCGACAACGGCGCCGCGGAGCGCCGCCCAAATCGTTCTCCCTGTTTGTCTCAACCGTCACCCCAATCAGGCAACGCGGAGGAAAAATCCAGACACCCTTTTCAATCCGCCGTGGATTCTTCGTCTGGAAAATATATTCATTCTGCGGCCATGCGTCGCAGTGCGTCAAAATCCGATCAATCCACTCCAGCGGCACCGCGTCCGCAAACAGATCGTTGCAGTTCTCTTCGAAGATCGTCTTGCCTTCCCCGTACTGCACGGCGAACTCCTTTTCCCGCAGACACAGCGGCCCGCTGTACGGCAATTCCGGAAAACGCTTCTGCATATCCTGAATGGAGCAATACACGCACTTGTGCGGACACTCCCCGCCCAGGTGGTTGTGAGTGTGTGTAATCCAGTCGTACATATTCCCCTTCGTCTTATTCAGCGGCATCACATCCCTCCCGTCAGCAGCTTCTGAAAATTGTTCGCCTTGGCCTGCTGGAAAAACGTCTGCTTGGTTGCCGGATCGTAGAGGTACGGCATAAACACCTCCATCACCTCAACCTGCGCCAGCTCGATCATGGCCATCTGCGCTTCAACCCAATCGGAGAGGATTTTCCATGCTGTTCGCTCCGCCTGTTTCGGAATCATCTTCTTTGTCTCCGGACGTGCCCGCCGACTGAGTGTAGACATCAACACCCGTTCACAGTTCGCAATCTGCGCCGGAAGTTTAAAATGTATTTCCTGCCCGTTCATCGGAATGGAAAAACAAATTCCGTCACAGCGGCCGGCCTCGTCATACTCCTTGAGAATCTGCCGCGCGCCGTTCTTCGTCAGACATTGCTCGATAAACGAAACCGACGTGCTCACCGGCACCTGGCTTGTGTAATTTTTCAGCATATCCCCTCCGTGTTCGTCCGTTCTGTCCGTGAAAACATGCAGGCGGCCTTTCGGCCGCCCGCCTTCTATCCTTAATCCTCCAGCAAAACGAATCCCTCCGCCGTGCCTCCAGGAACGCATCCGGAACACGGGTTAAACGTCATCAGATTGCGCCGAAACTTGCAGTTAGTGCATTTATCAGGCTTCTCGAATCCAGGCAGACCGTCTTCCAACTCACACTCTCTGCACTCCGGGCGGGTATCCAGTTCCGGATAGTGCCGGCAATCTTCACACCTCCGGCTGATGTCCACGATAACCAGCGGATCGTTTTCAGTTCCTTCACCAACCAGCACTTTTCCTTTCAGCAGCCCGATAATCCGTTCACCAAACGAGACCGACACACCCAGCGTTTCCGCTACAATGTCCGCAAACTCCTGCGGATCGGTTAGCTGTTCCAGGTGCTGGCGGATTACATCCACTGCCCGCTGTAAAAACTGATCGCTCGGATCAGACTCCAGCATCGATGCAAAATCGCGCTGACACTCATCCGCACCAAACTCCCGGTCTTCTACCACTTCGCCGGTCTCGATCACCTCCACGCGCAGACGGCCCAGGGCGAAGTCCTTGATAATGCGGACTTCCTTCGTGGCCGGAACCGTCTTGCGGTAAAACTGTTCATCCAGCTCGGCCGCTTCGTCGTCCGGCGTTTTGATCTGCGCTTTGCGCGAATCACTAAACGCCTTGATTTCAACATGCAACTGCATTACCGCCCGGTGTTTTCCGCAGGCTTCGTCCGCGATCTCCAGCAAGCGCTCATCGCTCAGCCGTACCAGCACTTCACGCTCTTCAACCATCACATCCACAAACCGGCTCTCCGCCGGAGCCTGCTGTTCAACAGGCTTCTCTTCTATCGACTCTGCTTTTTTCTTCTTAGCCATGATTTCCTCCGTTTTTATTTACGTTTCTCAAAAAAATCCGCCCGATCAGTCCAATACGTCCGGAACCTCAAACAACCCCAGCCGCCCCTTCATCGGCACAGGCTCCGCCAGCGCCACCGGATTGCTCACCAGCCACCCCACCGGCCCGAAAAACCACCGACCGTTGCAGTCCGCTGCGTCCGTGATTCCCAAAAACTCCACACTCCCCACCACGCACCCAACCGGGTACGCCTTCGGATCGATCGGGATATCCTCCAGCTTCAGCCCCAGCTCTTCATGGTTCGCGCAGATCCAGCGCAGACCGTCCACGTCAAACATCTTGCTCGCATGAATCGCCAGCCGATCCCCCGGCTTCAACGCTTTACCCGGAGCCCACGTCCGGTTTTCAACATCCTTGCCCGCATAAAGGATCGCCCACGCCCACGGCTGCCGCACAGAAAGGCATTTCATCGGACAAATCCCTCTGTATCCACATTCACCCCCAACTCCACCAGCCGCCGCAGATATCGCCCCTTATAAATCTCAAAATCCGGTTCGCATGAAATGCGGATATTAATCGGCTCGATGTTCAGGCTATCCAGCGCCCACGGCTCCGGAGGCTCACCCATCAGTTGCTGGCGTTCCGTCAACAGCATCTTCAAATCGTAGAGACGAACCAGACGCTCCGCCTCTTCGTCCAGTGACCGGATGCCAGCCGCCTCATACACCGCCGCCAGAACCCCCTCCTCGATTGCCCGTATCTCTGAAAGACACGCTTTGACGGGTTGCGGGATGTCACCGATGTACGCCTCCCCAGCGTCATGCAACAAAGCATACAGCGCAAACTCCGGCGGAATCTCCCGGCTCATAATCACGCAATGATGCGCCACGCTGTAGAACTGCTTTGTATGGCCGTTAAACCGGCACTGATGCGCCAGCGCATGGGCAACATCAACAAAGCTCACATCCTCCGCGCGCGGACTCAGCACATCAAACTTCCGCCCCGTATAGGTTTGCATCCAACTTGAACTCATATTTTCACTCCGTGTTTAAAACAAACTGCACTGCCCGGCTCTTGCCGGAACCTTCCACCGCTCAATGCGCCCAACCCGCTCCCCTACATCCCGTACGGGCGACACGCTTGTCGCCCCAACTCTCATCTCTAAAAAATCCCCGCTGATCCTCACCATCCGCACCGTCTTGCCGGTCACGGGACAAACCGTATCGCCAACCACCTCCAGCGCCTTGCGCTCGATCAGCTCATTAATGCGCGGACGCACCCCGTTCATATCCGCCTGCTCCAGCCCCGTCTTAATCTGCCGATCCGTCCAGGCGCCCGGATTCATCAGCAGCCAGCCGAGAATCATCGTTTCCCGCTTACTGAACTCCTTGCGCCCCTCGTAATACGCCAGCAGAGAATTAACGTGCATGATTTGCTCCGGTTTAAGGTCTGCCCCACTGCCAAAACACCCGCGTCTTGCCACCTTCCCAATTCACCATCCAGCAGCCCCTCCAGATGCGAAGCCATCCGGTACGGGCGCGACGCATCGCGCCAGCAGGTAGCACGGCGCGGAGCGGCCCCGCCAAGGAGACCAAGCCGAAAACGGGACTCGCCTGCCCGCGCCGTGCAATTTTTAAAAATCCAGTCCGATCAATCGCCAATCGGCAATCACCAATCCTAAATGCCCGCAACCTCTGAATGTCTAAGAAGTGCATCATGCCGCCACCTTGAGTTGAACTTTTGCCTTGGAAAAAACCCTCTCGACGAACTTCCGCACCTCTTTCGGTGGGGTGCTGTTGTTTTTGCCGTAGCACTGAGTAACCACGCCCGTCTTCGGATCGTAAGCAGCCGCCACATACGCCGTATTGGGCCGCCGCGCCTGACTCACAAAAACCACAACGCACTCACCGCGCGCCACTTTGGCTGCATACTGTCCAAGACAATTGACCAGCGCCTTGCCTTCGACAATGAACGCATCTTCTGTGCGCGGACACACCACCCGATAATCCCCGCTCTTGCGCTCAACCCAGCTCCATTTGTCGGCAATCGCCGCCAGCTGGCGGTTCATCGCCGCGATCTTCTCCGCATTCTCTGCCCGGCGGATAGCGTCAACCTGATCCTGCACCGCCTGCTGCCGTGCTTTAAATTGACGCGGAAACGAAACCTTCGTATCCGACAGATCAAGCCCCAGCTTTTCGCAGTTTTTGAGATAACCAACGTAATCGGTGCGGCAGATTCTGGCCTTGCTAATATAACCAGCGGCCTTTAATGCTGGAACCGAGCGCGGAAGGCCATAGCCGCGAAACGACCGGATCACCTCAATATCTTTCCATGCGGTACCCAGCGACACTCCGTTTTTATATGCCAGGAAAATGGCGTCCACACCCGAATGGCGAATGTCTTCCGCATTCTTCATAAAGAACTGCCGGAAATTCCTGTCAGATTTCAGCCTCCGGACAATGGAAATCTTTGTGCAGAACTTGCCCAGCCCGCATTTTGAAAGCAGTTCGATCTCCGGATGCTCTTTGTAGACCTTCAGATAATCCAGCAGGTGCCCCCGCGCCGGTTCCCACGCCGACCATTTGAACCGGCGCGTCCGATTGAGAATCTCAGGATTAACAACCGGAGCATTGATCTTCCACATGCAGCGCAGCGCATAGGCGCATGGTTCCCATCTGCGACTGTACCCAAATTCATTGTACGACAGAAATCCTTCAGGAGACCAGTCAACCGTATATCCTGAGATCGGTCTATGTCCCAAGTCATGCACATGAATCCACGGATCATCTACACTGGCCCGCGACACTTCCTTCACCAGCGGCTTTTCCGTCCGCTTGGCCGCCTTCACCGCCACCGTCCGGATCTGCACATCGCTACCGCATTGCGTCAGGTAGTGGTAAAACCGGTTGCGGTTCGTCTCTGTACCGCCGGGCCCAAAACCGGACGCACGATCAAACGCAAGGATGCTTCGCATCGCCGCCGCCGACAGCGGCTTATATTCTGGCGAATCAAACCGCTTCACCGCTTCGCTCCACTTAATTCCTCGTTGGAAAAAAGCTCTGGGAAAATCAGGCCTTTCGGCTTCTCTGGCTTCGGATCCTCCGGCTTCTGCTCGCCGTCATCAGCAGTCTGTTTCGTCCGTTTTGTCGGTTTGGTCGGTTCGGTCTGTTTCTTCACCCTGCCAGGCAGTTTGACTGCGGCCTTTTCCTTCTTCGGTTCGGTAATCTCATCCTCTTCGAAGAAGTGGATAATCCAGCCGAACACCGTCGCATCATCCACACAGACGCAGCCGTCGTGAGTTCCGAGCTTCTTGGCCTCAGCCGTCGCATACCGCACAGCCCCGGCCAGCGTCTTTGTGCCCGCGTTGATCTTCTCGACAAGCACGTCGGAAGCATTCTGATTCAGATAATCCAGAATCCGCTGCTCGGTCTGGTTCTCTGCTTTCAGCTTCAGCTTAAAAACCAATTCGACGCTCATTTCACACCCCCGTCCAGCCACGCCAGATACTTCTCTGCTACTTCCAGAGTCTGGACATATCCGCCGGTCTTAACGGTCTGCACTGCGCATTTCAGCGCCGTCTGCCGGTTCGTCTCTCCGGAAGCCTGAGCACGGAAGCCTGAACCCTGCTTCTTCTCCGGCCCCACCAGATAGGAAAACGGCGCGGCGTCGCCTTGCTTCTTGGACTCAAACGTCTTGCCGGTGCCCTCCTCAATCTGCTTGGCGGTCGCTTCATCAAAGGTTTTCACCGTCCGGACTCCATCAACTCCACTCCCGTCAACTTCAACCAGACAATCGAACAGGAACAGCTTCCACGTCTTATCCTTCGGTCCGCCGGTCTTCATCGCGTGAACCTTCTCAATCTTCTTAATCAGCACCTTGCACATGTTGGTCTCCTTGTTTTTTACTGTTGATTATTTCAGGCCGTTCCGTGCCCACTGAAGAACGAACCCTAAACACCGCCAGAACTCATCCTTGATCGGCTTCGAGCCGTATTTAATGCCGAGTTCAGTGCTGTAATTCGCGGGAGAAACACAGCTGCTCACGTTGTAGGTGTCGAACCCGATCAAAGACTGCTCTGCCTTCACCAGCGTGCTCTTCGGACTGATCTGATCGCCTTCCAGCGGACCCATCATCCGCTCAACATCCGCCTCTGTAATCCGTGTTGCATCCTCCAGACCGAAATACGCCTTCTCAAACGTCGCCTTCGGACTCCACGAGCGATATCCATCCGGATACGTCACGATATAACCTGGATCATCCGATTCATACGCGAGCTGCGATTTACCAAGCACCTCGGCAGCTTCAAACCGGCGTGCAGGCTGAGCCCAAATCATTTTAACGCCGATATATGGACGATCACCCGGATACGCATTTGCACATGCACCATTACAATCAACACTCATACTTCTACTTGTTTGTTTTTTTATGGTCTAAAGCCTATGGACTAAAGCCTTCCCTCTCCCCGCCCGTTCCTGCTCCAGCCACCGATCAAAATCATTGGGATGCCGATCAAACTCCACATCCGGATCAACCGAGGGCTGGAACTTGCGCGGAGGTCTAGGCGGCTGCGCGCCCTGCTTGCCCTGCTCCTGATTCCAGTACCCGCGTTTTGTCATTGCCCGTCCCCTTTTCAAATCGACAATCATCAATCGGAAATCGCCAATACCCCTATGCCACCACCCCCGCGCTTAAATAGCGCTCCAGCTCGATGCGCGAAAACTTGAACGGCTTGCGGTATCCGCGCAGACGGCGGATATGCCCGGCCTGCATCAGCCGCTTCAGCTCCGGCGCCGGAATACCCAGCCATGCGGCCGCCTCCGCCGTCGTCATGATTTGTTTTGCCGGGGCCTTCATGCCCGCACCTCTTCCGCCTGCTCTCCAAGCGTCGCCAGCTCATCGGCAAAATACATCAGCTTAACGATGGGATGATGGTGCCAGGAGTTCGCCAGCCCGCCGCCGCGCAGCGGATACTCGCCCTTGCCGGGCTCAAACTCGTTCAGGCCATAAACGCCCATGTGATAACGGATCATCAGCTCTTCAATTTCGGTGAGCTCGATGAACTCCCGAATGCGCTTGATCGACAGCACAGCGTGACCCTTTGGCTGCTCCTTGTTCCAGCGGTACTCCGGAACACCCGCCACTTTCCACTTGTCACTTTCCACCGGAAGATAGGCCCCAACCTTGCAGACATCGTGGAGAAGAGCGGCGATCGCCAGAGATTCCTGCGGAACCGCGATCCGGTACGCCGCCACCATCACCGAAAGACGGTCAAACACATTCAGCGAATGCGCGGCCAGCCCGCCCTCATAAACTCCGTGATACTTCGTAGAAGCCGGAGACTCAAAAAAACATTCATCAACCAGCCAACCAATCAGCCCATCCATGCCCGCACGTCCGGTGTTTGTCAGCAAATCCACCACCCGAACCCGATTCACCGCCGCCTGTTTTTTTCGATCAATCATTTTCATTTCTCCTTAAAGTCGAAGGTCTGTTAATCATGAATTGGACAGCCTGCGCTTGGAACAAACCCATACGGATCATCGAATCCGCAGTCACAACCACAATCCAACCCCATTGATTTTTTGCGCGTCTCGGATAACATCGCTGCAATGCGGTGAAGTTCTGTGTTTTTGTCCGGAGGGAGACTTTCGTTTGCCATTTCAACCACGCGAGCAAGCGATCTAAGATCGAAATTTTTTATATTTTCTACGTACGTAGTCTTCATGACTGCACCTCCCCAATCGCCTTCAACGCACTCCACAGCTTAAACAGATCGTTGTCCGGCAGATCTGGCAGACGCCCCAGCACCGTCAGCTTGTCCATCCCCAGCGCCTCCGCCGCCACCTCGATCTCCGCGATAATCTCCAACCTATCGAAAGAACTCATTGGGACTCCTTCTTTGAAAATCCAGCCCTTGCCCGCGCCGTGAAAATCCGGTAAACAACCTTTCGAAAGGAGGTGATTCCAAATGTCAAAAAACGAACACACATCAAAACGCGTTGCCGGCATTGCCGCCAAAGTGCTGAGCAACCCGAAGTCGTCAAAAACGAGCAAAACGCTTGCCGCATCTGTGCTAACGCAGCGTCCTGATAAAAAGAAATAGTCACAGCACCCGCCTCCCCTTAATGCACCCCGTCGGAATACAGAATCGGCACGCAAACTGATCTTCTGTATACGACTGCGTAAGCGTCAGGTGGGAGGCGGTCTCTTCAACCAGATACCCAACCGACATCACCAGAACCGGCTCCAGCGGCTCAACACCCTCCCGGCTTTCCCACACATCCCCGGCAACTCGGTGCGAGTCTTCCCACTTGACTTCAACCCTTTTCATCTTCGTGCCCATCTGGTCTCCTTGGTTGGGGTGTTTAGTCACCCTGCTTAAAATAATCATGCGCATTTTTTGCGCGGGTGTTTAGTCACCTCGGCCAAAAAAAAACGGCTGATGCCTTCGCTAATTGCAAGACGCGCAGTATTAGATAGAGTCCGATGCTGTTCGGCAGCCACCTTCTCCAGCTTTCCTCGAAGATCATCATCAATTTTTATCGTCAGTGTTTTCATGCTTCCCCTCCGCATATTCTAAAATGAATTGCTTAACCAGCTCGGTCATCGATATCCCCTTAATCTTGGAGATTTCCTTTAGGCTGGTGTATTCCTCTTCTGAGAGGTACACCCCTAGCATTTTTTTTCTACTGTCTCGCTGGTTTGGCATTGCTGTTTCTTTTCTATCTGTGGTGACTAAACACCTAGCCGTAAAATATTACAATACATAATTTCACTTTTTTTTATTCCTGTTATTCTGCCCGCATGGAATTAAAACAAACTATCGCTTTTATAATAATCAGCCTACTGGCTTTTGCGTTTGTTGCCGTTCTAATTATAACTGGAAAAAACAGCGACGCTCCGCGAGTTAGACTGGCCAAAGAAAACAGAGAGCGCAAAAAATCACACCGAAACACAGATGTTGATGAATTTAGAGCGTTTTTAAACAGCATTGATATAGACGCCGCTGTTGAAAAGACATTCAATCAAATGAAGGCGACTGGAATTTACGATGCTCTTCGAAAATATAGAGATGAACCTGAAGCCCAGGACATTTTAAGCCAGATACACTCAACTTTAGATTCGTTTTTATCATCTTGCAGCCCGATTAATCTCGGCGCTCCAATTGTTCGAAATACTTACACCGAGTGGTTTAAAACCGCACCGCAGGATCTAATAAACGCAGCAAAAAACATTGGTACAGAAGTCTCTGTTTATAACTCAATCTACACCATGACTGCTGATTATTTAGCATCCGGAGAATATCATATTTATCGCGGAACGCTCGGGCTAGAAGGACGCGATCTGCACACGCTCTGTCTTCACGCTCTCGACAAAATCGTTGAGCAAGGAGCTTGGTCAGAAGAAATGGCAAAAGAACAACGCAGCGTTGTTAGTCAACAAATCGCCTATGTAGGATAACCCATACACAATCCGCCCGATGCGTCCGATCCGTCCGCCTTTAGCCAACCCTTGTCTAGACAACATCCGGCCTAAAACCTTCCGCCTCGGCGGATCTGCCGAAGGCACGAAAAGCCCAAAGCCTAAAGTCTAAGGCCTTATGCCGAAATACCTTTCGGCATCCCCCCTGCCCGCGTTCCCCTTATAGTGCTGGTACAGGATCGCCACATTCCCCCGGTGCGTCAGCAGCGTAGCCGTCCGGCCCGCGTCTCCATACAGCGCGCAGTGGTGGGTGCAGAACGAGTGTCTAAGGGCATTGTGCGGCATCACCACCTCCGCCTTCTCCGCCACCTGCCCGCGACGACGCTCCCACGCCCTTGGCTCCAGATCAAACCCGCCCGGAGCATGCTCCCGCGCCCACTCCAGCCACGCCCACAAATTCGGCTCGTGCCCGTCCACAAACTGCCGACGCTTGTTTTTGGCATTCTCACCGGTAATCAGGATCCCGCGCTGCTCAAAACGGATATGCTCCTTCCACTCCAGCCGGCAGATCGCCGACGAACGGAGCCCGGCAAACGCCCCCAGCGCAAAATAGGCCACCGCATCCGGAAAATGATCCCGCGCCGCCTTCAACAATGCCCGCGTCTGCTCCACCGTCAAAAACCCTGGCTCCTTCTCAACCACCTGTGGCATCGGCACCTTCGCAAAAACATTCTCGGCCGCATACTTACGCTCAACCAGCCAGCCCCAGAACGTCCGGCACACCTTGATATGGCCATGAACCGACACCGGACTCAACGGCAGCGCCGACGCCCATCGCCTGGCATCCGCATCGCTCACCCGCTGCGGAGAAACAAAATCCAGCTTACCAAGGATGTCCTCCAGCTTTTTAACATACTTCTCATCCCGACCGGCATTCGTCCGCTCATCAATGTATTCCTGCCGCGCCGCGGCCAGCGATATACTCCCCAGCAAAGCCCGCCCGCAAACCTCATGGACAGCCCGCAGAACCGCCCCGGACGAACCGGCCAGCTTAATACACTCCGCCATTACTGAGGCATCAGCCGCCGACAGCGACAGAATTACACGACCCTGCACATCAACCGCCTTCTGCAAATCCTTGGCATACGCATCCCGATCCTTGGCCGATCCAAAAAACCGGAACTTCCGCTTACCGCGCTCCGACCACCTCACCCCGAACGGACTCTTCTTCCGATCCGCCCGCTTAAACGTCATAATTCCCATGTTGAACCCCGAGTGGTTGCCGACTGGTTGCTGTTTTCAGACGATCATAGGCGTATCATAGGAGTATGATAGGAGACAATAGCAAAACTTCCCCGCACCGCGCCGCCCGCGCTGGCATTGATTAAACCCAACAAAAACGGCACGTCCGTAAAAAACGTGCCGTCAAATGGTCTGCACCCAACAGGGGTTTAGTTTTGTGCTGTTTTTATTGAAGAATGTCGTTGTGGTTGAACTTTGGTTGAAGAAAGCTGTTACTTCGGCCCGGTGAACCTCCACCCAGCCGGAACCTCAAAATCATCCATCACCGCTTCCATCTGCTTGTTCGTATTGACGAAATACAACGAACCTTCCGGTAACGGAATAGGCCGCGTTGTATAATAGACCGCGTGTTCATTCGGAATGTGTTTTGGAACCTTCGACCTGCATCCGCTCGCGCTCGTCAAAATCAGCGCGGCCAACAGGATCGTCAGGTGCGGTGTGTAGGATTTTTGCATCTTCCTCTTCCTCCTTTTTATCCTTGCGCCATACCACATAGAGCGAAGGCAGGACGACGGCGAGAATGCCGCCGACCGCCAATGCCCAAGATGGAACGGCAAACGACATTACAGCATCTTCGGAATTGCCATGCGGATTGTCCCGGCTCCGGCGGTAGCCAGCAGGCCGAACACAAATTCGGGAATCACGAGACCATACGCTTGCAGTCCGCCAAGGACGGCCATGATTGCGGCGATGATGTATGTTTTCTTTCCGGTAAAAAAGCCAGAACCCTGTACCGGAACAACCCCGGCCACGGCAGAACGAATCGTTCCAAGACCACACGCGCCGAGCAACGGCCATACATATTCAGGAATCTGGATACCAGCGGCCAGCAGACCGATTATAACGGCCGTAACGAGTACGACGATATACGTTTTCTTCCCACTCAGGAACTCCAATACTTTGTTCATGTTTCCTCCTTCGGCTTAATTGCCGGAAATTATTTTTTCTGTCTTCTTTGGTGTGAACCCGTTCCCGTCGTCACCATAGTCGTTCATTCGGCTCTGTTGTTTTAATAGCAACTTCACATCGAGTTTCATTTCCTTAAACCCGTCCGTGAGATACTCGACATCCTTTTTCATGCTCACCAGTGAATCGTTTTTTGATTCAAGTTGGCGAATGCGCCCTTCTTGAAAAGATAAGTACAGCCCCGCAATCACCAAAATAAACGATACGAGCGATGACATTACTTTAACTGTTCGACATGGTTCATGTTCTCTTGTTGCTGCCATCTGCGTCCTTTCTCTGCCCTTTCGGGCTGGCTCATTGAGCCGTGGTTTCAATACATCACTTGGTTGGCTGACGTTTAAGAATCACTTGGTTGGTTATCACCGCGCCGTCGGCGCGGTATTCTGTGCGTGTGACAGAGTTGCTGTTGGAAACAACTTTTACGTAGAACACCTCACTAGCGGTAGCCGCAAATGCAAATGCGATAAAGATAAGTATTGTTTTCATAAGTTCCCCCTAATAAACAGCAACCAAAATTCCATCTATGATGAAGTAGGTAACAGCAGATCCATCGGGTTGAATCATTAAGTTTTCAACCTTTCTGCCATTGATATAATAATCCGCAAACTGAACAGATGGTGTACCAGTTGAACTGAGACTATTTACATCCCCCCCCCCTCCCCATGTTGCTCCCGCATCCTCTGATATAATGTAATAACTGGAATAAGGATTGTGGTCCTCGATGTCTGTCACCATGTAGATATTGCCATACACGGTAAGTACTTTACCGTATTGGTTTGTGTAAGCGGGATAAATTCCGGGAAATACCTCTCCAACCCATGTGATATAGGCAAATGAATAAGTACCTGTGTAGGTTACATAGTTTATGTTTGTTGACATTATCATGAGGGGCGTAGAGTTTGTTACGGTGCTGAGCCTAAATGAACCAGAGGTCGCGAGGTTCGTAATTATACCACCGCCAGCTTTGATGCCAGAGTCGCCCAGCAGTCCGGCCCGCGTCACAGAGGGAACGTTTCCTGCAGGAACGCCTTTCATTTCAACGCCGGACTCCTGCGCAGGAAGTCGCTGACAGGAATACAGAACCGCCAGCACAATAAAATTCAAAACGGATTTTCTCATGACACAGCTCCTTAGAGTTCGAGGAATGAAATGACGGACGTTCCGGACGCCGGGACAAAACGCCAGTCACCGCGCGCCGGATCAAAGACGTTCTTCACCGTCCACGGCATGTTCGTTGTCGCGGCCGCGTTGCGGTTGTAATGGACTTCCGATCCCGACAACACGCAAGCGATCACTCCCTTATGCCCGATGGTTGGACTGCAAAACAGCCAGCTGATGCCGTCCGTTGTGGATGCCTTGCCGATCCGGTGCGTCGGTGAGTTGGTTCCTGTGCCCGCGGTGATGGCCATGTAGGTTTGACCGGCGGCGTTCTTGTAGTACCCGCCCGGCGACACGGCAATGCCGCTGGTCCAGGTGGTCACAAGATTGGTGGCAATGCTCTGCGCCGGAATGCAGCGCGTCGAATTGGTGATGGTCATTGTCCACTGCTCAGCCAGCGCAACCATGCAAGCGGCCAATACAAACAGAAATGCTAGTATTTTTCTCATAAGCGGATTCTCCCTTTCCGCCTATATACGCATCACAGCCTGATTTACTCGCTGTAGTTCTTTACCGCTTTGCGAACGTCGCGATACGGCGGCGCCATGCCCGCTAATATCCGGTCAAGGTCTTTCCACATGGTTTCAAAATCTCCGGTTGCCAACGCATTGGCCGCCGCCGCCAGCGTCTGCGCATCCCCAGCTAGTCCGGAGATCGGGATAATGTCGCCGCCGCCGAAGCTGCTTTCACCTGTCAACAGACCATGCACAATTCCTTCTTGAATAGAGCCGACCACCAAAACGCCGCTCCATGGCCCTATTGCCATGCTTTCGATCATCTGCATCCAGTCCTTTTTGTCAGGAGGATCGCCCAGTGCCGCCTTCCAAAGGATATTCACGCCGGTATAAAGTCCGGCCAGCAGCACATGGTTAATCAGTGATGTTTTTAGAAATTGAGCACGCGCCTCACTAGCCCGATCCGATCCTTTGCCTTCCGCCTCAATCGCCGCTCTCCATTCACGCCAGTCAAATGTCTGTTTTGCCCAGAACTGCGACGGGGTGGACAGGAATTGTCCAATGGCCCGCCCGGCGCTTCCACCATGCCGCTGCCATTCCGCCATATTGATCAGACTGCCGGACTGCTGACTCATCTCTACCAGCCGGAAAAGCTGATCCATGGCCCACTCTTTGCCTTCTTCCGTGCGCATTCCCTGCCGCGAGGCGTCGGCCAGCATTTCCCGATAATAACCCTGCCCGAAGATCAGCGTCGGAACGATATCTCCCGCCATAGTCGGATACCGTCCCCAGCGCTTGTAGGCTTCCCAAACCGTCATTCCGGTTTCGTTCAGTCCGCTCAGCATGTCCCGGTCAACCTGCGTCTGCCCGGTGCGTAAGCGGGTTTTTGCGTGCGGACTGTCCCAAATCTCTTTCATCGCCGCGCGGCCTTCATCCGTGAATGCGGTGCTAACGTACTTTGCAAAATCACCCGCATTCACATACATCGCAAAGGCCGGCAGACTGGTGAGCTGTTTTGGGAACAGACTGACATTCCAGCCCAGCCGGGTGACCGCAAAGAAGTTTGTCAGCGAGTCTATAATTTCCAGCTTCCCGCCGGTGATCGGCTGATTGCTCAACACGTCGCGCAGATGAACGCCCAACTGATCGGCAAAGCGCTTTCCGTGCGTCAACTCGATTGCCTGCGTCAGCTCTCCGTCATTAAAGATGCCCGCGATCCGCTGATGAAGCTTCGCAAAGTGGACAAACTGCTCGTTGCTCTCTAAGCGGCGCATGTAGATGCTCACAATGTCCGCGCTTTCATCAAGGTCTTTGGTGTTAAACACACGCGGAGTCAGCGACGGCGGAACCACCGGCATAGCGATATTCACCGAACGGATCGCCCCTGCCCGGTAGTCCACCTTCGACGGAATATAGAACGCATCCGGCGGCTGAATCACAAAGCCGGTCACCTCTTTATTGACTGCGCTCAGTGCCATCCGATTGTTCCGGTAATAATCCCGGAACCAGTCCAGCAATTCAAAATCTTGCGGATTGACTTCCCGCAGCGCCTGGAGCATTTCCGGCTCCATCGCCAGCCGACGAGCCAGCTTAGAACCATCCGCCACCCCGCGCACGGCCTGCAACAGTTCGTAACTGTTCAATTCCATGCCCGCAGCCGTCCGGTATTTAATAAACTCGTCCGGACTCTGCCAAAGCGCCTGCGCGACCTCTTCCGGTTTGGTTGTCTTCCAGAGTCCGGACAGATCACCCCCATGCTCTGCCTTCAACTTGGCTTCAATTTCCGCCACGGTTTGAGCCCGGGAACGAATATCGTTCTGCGCCAGCATGCCGAGCATCTGCAAAACGTGTGACCGGCTCAGCCGCATCCCGTCCAGACTGAACTTCTGGAAAGCTTCCAGCGGTTCCATCAGCGCCTTCAGTTCGTTCTCCGCAAAACGGCCGCCGTAGATCCGCTGGAGGGCTTCGCCGAATGCCCGGTTATCCTCCGCCACTTTGTTGTTTTTGTGGAAATTGGCCGCCGCAATATCAAACGCCAGCTTTTCCATCATCTTCAGCGCCGCCTTACGGTCCGCGTCTTTTCCGTACATCGGAATTTCCATCATCCGCTGTTCAAGAAAAAGCACCTGAGAATTGCTGTCCGCAAACTTTTCGGCTATCGACCGCACCCCATGTCCGGCCGTCTTGCGGCGCGGCAAGGCTTTTTGCAGAGCCGACAGAATCTTTTCGGCTTCCGCCTTACGCGCCGCCCGGCGCTCTTCCTGCTCTTTCAGTTCCGTCTCAATCCGGCTTTCCAGCCAACCGACCGCGTCCGCCCGCTCCGCCGCCGTCTTGTATTTGAATGCACCAAACCGATCCATCATGTTATACCGGTCAACCGCATCCTGAGTCCACGCTTCAACATCCGACCCTTCCGGCGCATATTTCTGCGGATCGTCAAACGCATTGCGAAGCTGTTCCATCTCTGCCTGCACCGCATCTGGTTCCATCAGCAACACGCCAGACTTGCCATCCCCGCCGCGAATCATGCGGAACATCTTGAGTGCCCGCACCTGCACCGCCTGCGATGTTTCCTGAAGCCGGTATTTTAACCGGCCACCAAACTTCTGCGTCAATTCAAGTACCTTAGAAACCTGAGTGTCGAGAGTTTCAAAATCACGCGCATCAAACATCTGTTGCAGGAGCATTCCGGCCTTGTTGTCCAATGTACTCATCAGCTTGGCGTCATCCAGCGCCATAATCTTGCGCTCGATCACATCCCTCCGGAATCCATAGGTCAACTCCGCCGCCGTATTGCCAAGGACGTTTTGTAATGTTTTTCGATATTCAGCCACCGCCACCGGTGAACGCATGGCTTTGAGTAAATCCTTGTTCTGTGCCAACACGCCCTCTTTTGTCAGCTTACGCACCACGGCCGTTTTGACGCGGAATAAGAAATCATCCACCTCCGCCCGATAACTTCCGGAAGCGTTGCCGTCCACCCCCATATCCGGCATCTTTCCGGAATCCACCATCTGCTCAAACTCATCATCCGTCATGCGCTGTTCGCGCGGCTTGAAATCGCGCTTCTTCTCTTCCAACTCCAGCTTGTCCAGCAGATGCCGCGTGTCTAGATTGTATTCCCGCAACTCTTCCGCGCCGAGACCCGGACGAGTCCGTAACATGGTTTGCGAGGCTTTTTCCTGCTGATAACGCACCTCGGCTTCCGCCGCCGCCGCAATCTTCCCGCCGGACTGCCCTTCGCGATAGATCGTTTCCACCTGCCGATTGAACCACTGCCGGGTTGCTTCATCGCGGATGAACTTAGTCT